ATGCAAAATCGTCATGAGCAGCTCGCGTAATAGCTGCGGGTCTGGCTGCACCCATAGAGTGCACCTCAAGTCTATAACGACTTTCATCAACGGCAGGAGTATACGGATTAGCTCCCGCTGTTTGCGGACGTACCAACCGCAATGGAGTTTTGCCCATGTGGGGCATAACAGAGTCAGATTGACCAGATATATTCGGGCGATAAGCCGTCATCTGGGTTCGTTTAGCTTTCAAATCTTTAACTCCTCCGACACCAAAGTCAGCACTCGACATAGCGCCGACTGCAAATGATGATACCGATGCCTCAGCTTGGCCAAGGCGGGTGGCTGTAAAGCCATCTGTATTATCGGGGATAACGCTAATGCGCATACCACCACGCATAAATGCGTAGCCCGGAGCAATGTAAGAGAATAAATCATCTCCAAGCTCAGGCTGAAGTAACAGTGGTGAACCACTCCACAAAGCTTCCCATAGCTGGCACGTGAACGGATACAAATTCCAAGTGCCGGTCGCAATGGCGGTCGCGGCCGCGGAATCAAAGCGGAGAGGCGTTGAGATATTGAGCAACTGCTTAACACTCGTAAATGGGTCACCAGCGGATCCAATATTGTGGTCAAGACCAGAGGATACTGGCGGGGCGTTGCCGAGAGGCATATCCCCCATCTCTGGGACCATAGGGACAAACCCTTGGACGCCTTGATAGCCAGCGACTTCAAAATCCGAACCAGAGAGTAGTATATTAGCACATCATACTCCTGGGAACAAGTCTCTGGAGCACGAAGCTCATTTAGAACAGATATCTGGAACTTCCCAAAGGAGTTAATCTGTCCATTAACATCGCGAGCGCCATCAAGATAATTATACGCACGAAGATAGGGAAGGTTTAGGGTAACCTCCTTCATAGTGCGCACGTCAATGATCTCGCGAAGCGAGTAGGAACTCTCAAAGTTATTCGGCGTATCAGCCGAAGTGTGTGGTGTCCACGTGACAAGCAGTCGCGAACTGTGGAAATCAGTCTTGACAAACTTAAGAGTCACATTTATGGAACCTCGGGTCATCTGGAACATCTGCGCAATGTACACAAATGGTGGCATAGACCGGAAGAATACCCCGGGCGAGGGGTTCGTCTGGAGCACAAGCGTGTCCATGGCAATGTTCTTAGTGTACAAAACAGTATCTGGTACTGCTGTAGAAAACACTGTAAAAGCGTCAACAATAGCAGGTATCTGCTTTAAGTACGCGAACGACATCTCATCGACTTCTGCACCAGAGAACTCTGGGAGCATCTCCATTTTGGCGGTCGGTGATAGGGCTAAAACACTCGCAGTGCTCGTACCTGACACATTGTGTGACTGGTGAAACGG